TGGTACAGAGGAAGGGTTAAAACAATGGCCACATCTATCCGCTGAAGAAGTTAGAACGGCATTAGGAAAAGTTCCAGGAGCACAAGGTGACTCAGAAAAGGGAATGGCCATTATGGCTGACAATGCAGGAAAGTTGGTTAAACAAAAAATGCAAGGAGCTCCCGAAAGAAAGGACATGCCAGTTATTGATGCAGAAAAAGTAAAGTCGGTTGTAAAGTACTTAGAAAAAGGAACAGCAGATGTTCTTCCGCCATACAGTAGCGATGTACAAAAACACTTAAAAGAAACATATCAGTGGAGAGCTGGAATTAAAAAATAGAACATGAAATTAAAAGATTTATTACCAATATCAAGTCTACAAGAAGCGCAAGGTGATGCGTTGTCAATAGAGTATTTTCGCAAGTTTAGCGAGTGTTGTGATTACAATGTGCTATTTGATTATGTAGGCGTAAAAGATGATATAGAAATATACACTGCAGATCTTACAAATTTTGGCGATATGAGTGTCGTAGTATCAAAAGCTTATATAGTAGCTAAGATTACTAAAAAACATGCAATGTTTGGTTTGGTATATGTGTTGAATGGGTTAGAGAAACTAGACGCTACCATTTGTAAGGTTACTCGAAAAGAAAAAGATGGTCATGTCAACTTAGAATGTATTAAGTTTGATGCAGAGGACAAGAAAAACTTTTCTGGCGACGATGTGAAATTTAAAAATGTAATCAAATGAAAAAGAAGTACACAAAAAAACAACTAAACAGAGCTTTGATCCGAGAGCTTGTTAAGCGTGAACTTTACAAGACTTTGAAAGAAGGTGGCGGTGGTGCTCCTTCCGAAGAAGAAGAAGAGAATGCAGCAGCCAACGCTTCCATAGAGCCAGATGCAAAGCCTGAAGAACCTACGGAAGAACCTACGGAAGAACCTACGGAAGAGCCTACAGAAGAGCCTACGGAAGATGAACCAGGTCTTGAAGAAGATCTAGCAGAACTTACTGATCTTTACGTCAAAAAACTTCAAGATGCTAAATCAGATGTTGATTCTAGTGACGTAGTCGAAATCCTAACTACAATACTCGATAGCTTTGGCGGCGGTAATCAAGATAAATTAACAATTTTGCAAGGAGTAAAAGAAGAGAGCTTACGATGAAAAAACTAGAAAAACTAATAGAGAGTGCAGTCAAAGCAATGACTCCTCTGAAGGAGTACACAGATAAGAATTTCTCAGGAGCAAAGGTCATATCAGATGCTATGCAGAACAAACCTGATAGCGAGGACATGGAATTTATTACAAAGTATTTTCCAAACGCAGTTAAAAGTATGTCGACAGCGCAAGCAAACTTGAAAGCTAGTGATGCGAGTCCTATCAAAAAGAGAATGGGACAATACGCTCCAATGTTTGTACATGTTCAATATCACACATTTACAGAAACTTCTGGACAAACATTCGCAGTACATCAAACACAATATTACAACTCTAACTTCAAAGATCAAGATCCAAAATTCAATCCAAGGGTGACTGAGCTTAACTTTTATAGTGGCGAAGATCAAGACGATAAGATGGGAATGATTCTTGCAACAACAGATGAGTATATAAAAGATTTGAGAGATTTAGAAAGACTAGGAATGTTGGGAAAAAGAGTGAGTGAGTCTCTTAACGAAGGATCATATACAACAACATATATGGGAGCAAATGTGCTTCCACCAACTTATGGAAATTCGAAACTGAATATTGTCGCTGAAGAGGTGTACGGAAAAAAGTTTTCAGAATTAACAGATGAGTTGCAGGAAAAGATTTTAGACTTATTTAGAGATCCATCAATTAATGAACATAAAATGAACACAAAAACAGAATCTATAGTAAAGCGACTTAAAGAAGACTCTGAGTACCAGAAGTTTTTCAAATCAGCAATGGATAAGTTTGGCGTAAAATCACCAAAAAGTTTGAGTGATAAAAAGAAGAAAGAATTCTTTAATTACGTTGACAAAAACTACAAAGCTAAAGGCGAGTAGAATTAAAGCAAGTTATGACTCTAAATAAATTTCACCTCATATTCCTAGGGATCTACACTGCAGTAGTGGTGTTTGTCACATGGTATTTTGTTAAGCCGGAAGCTGCAAGCAATACCGGATTGACGGTAAAAGATCAACAACTAGTTGACAGCTTATCGAGTGTTATTTCTGTACTAGAGTATCAGCAGTTTGAAAAGGACAGCCTAATAATAGGCTTCCAGCGAGACATATCTTTACTAGACGTTCAGATAGATGGCACCAAAACTAAAATTACACAAATACAAAAACAACATGAAGAAGAGCTTAATGATATTGAGCGTTTTACTGTCACTGACCTTGACAAGTTTTTCGCAGACCGATACAAAAAATAACGAAGACTCCGTTGTAGTTTTACCATACAGTATAGCACAACAGATAGCAGCAGATTTAGTCAAGTACGATCAATGCGTTGAGACCTTCGATTATACCAATCTACTGCTGGACTTAGCTAATCAAAAAATAGCAAAGCAAGACAGCTTAATACAACAAAGCACTCAAAAGTCTTTGCTATGCAGAAAGCAAGTCGACGCACAAACCCAACAGATCACAATATATGTGACTGGATTAGAAAACCTACAGAAAGAAAACGAAAAATTAAAAAGGAACCAACGTTGGTTAGGGGCTGGCTTAGGCGCAACAGTCTTAACAACAATCCTTGTACTATTTATAAAGTAGAATGAGTGGAGTAGATTTAAAGCAGCTAATAAGGACTGAGTACGTAAAGTGTGCCAAAGATCCGGTATACTTTATGAAAAAGTATTGCCTAATCCAACACCCTGAGAGAGGCAAAATACCTTTTAAGTTGTTTCCGTATCAAGAGGAGTTGACTAGAGACATGGAAGAGAATGATCGTGTTGTCATACTCAAGTCTCGTCAATTAGGGATATCAACCCTTTCAGCTGGATACTCCTTATGGACAATGTTGTTCAAGAGTGACAAAAATATCCTTGTTGTTGCAATTGATCAAAACACATCTAAAAACCTTGTAACAAAGGTTAGTGTGATGTTTGAGAATTTGCCAAGCTGGCTACGGCTAAAGACAACTGAAAAGAATAAACTGTCTTTGAGACTTTCTAACGGATCACAAATTAAAGCAGTAGCAAGCTCAGGAACATCAGGACGTTCAGAAGCACTATCTTTGGTGATTATTGATGAGGCAGCTTTCGTTGACAATGCGGAAGAGTTGTGGGCATCACTACAACAAACACTAGCAACTGGAGGTAGAGGTGTCATACTAAGTACACCAAATGGAACCGGAAACTTTTTCCATAAGATATGGATGAAGTCAGAAGAGGGGGAGAATCAATTCTTCACCAAACGACTGCCATGGCAAGTACATCCCGAAAGAGACCAGCAATGGAGAGATAGGCAAGATGAGGAGTTAGGACTTAGATTAGCAGCGCAGGAATGTGATTGTGATTTTAGTACATCAGGTAACACCGTTGTGCATCCAGAGATGTTACAATTCTACAGACAAACTTATATGCAAGATCCAATTGAAAAAAGAGGATTTGATAGTAATTTGCATGTGTGGGAGATTCCAGATTATACAAAAGATTATGTGGTCGTAGCCGATGTTGCTCGTGGAGATGGAACAGATTATTCAGCATTCCATGTGTTTGATTTAGAAGAAGCAACACAAGTAGCTGAATACAAAGGTCAGCTGAACACTAAGGATTATGGTAACATGCTTGTGTCTATTGCTACAGAATACAATGATGCATTGCTTGTTATTGAAAATGCAAACATAGGATGGGCAACTATACAACAAGTAATTGATCGTTCATATAAAAACCTCTACTATACACCAAAAGATATTGGATTAGATTCAGAAAGATATTTAGCACGAGCTACAGATGTTCAACGCACCAAAGATCAAGTAGCCGGCTTTACAATGTCCTCAAAAGTACGACCATTAATTATTTCCAAGATGGAGTTGTATATGAGGGAAAAAAGTTGTATAATAAGGAGTAGAAGACTCTTAGATGAGCTCGGAGTTTTTATATGGCGAAACGCCAGACCAGAAGCTCAACAAGGATACAATGATGATTTAGTAATGAGTTGGTGTATGGCATTATGGGTAAGAGACACAGCATTGAAGCTACGTCAAGCAGGAATCGAGCTTACAAAAAGAGCTTTAGATCATGCTAAATCTACAGCCGTATATAAAACATCCCATGAAACTAAAACATGGAAAATGGATGTGAAAGGTAAAGACGAAGACTTAAATTGGTTATTGTAGCCTATTTATATAAAATAAACAAGAATGGCAGAAGAAAACAAATCTAATTTATTTAACAGACTACGAAAGTTGTTTAGCACAGACGTTATCATTCGTAATGTAGGTGGAAAGCAATTAAAGGTGGTTGACACCGACAATATACAGTCAGTAGGTAACCTAGACAATAATAGTCGTATCGATCGATACAATAGAATGTATGGAGCTGGCGTAACTACCGCTTACAATCAGGGCGAAATATTACAAGCTACTAGGATTGAATTATTCAAAGATTACGAAGCAATGGATTCAGATAGCATCATATCATCAGCTCTTGACATATATGCCGATGAATGTACAGCTAAAGACGAGTTTGATGACACACTCACAATCACCACAAACAACGATAAAATACACAAAGTACTTCACAACTTGTTTTACGATATACTTAATGTTGAGTTTAACTTATGGCCTTGGACCCGTAGTGTTTTAAAGTATGGTGACTTCTATCTCCATCTTAACATTACTGAGAAGTTTGGAATAACAAACGTGGAACCGATCTCAGCTTACGAGATGGTACGAGAAGAAGGTCTGGATCCAGCCAATCCAAACAAAGTAACTTTTAAGAGAGATATGATGGGAGGGATTGCATCTAGCACAATGATCCATCGTAATGAAACAGAAGAATATGATAACTTTGAAATAGCACACTTTCGATTGCTAAACGACACCAACTTCTTACCATACGGTAGATCGTTATTGGAGCCAGCAAGAAAGGTATGGAAACAGCTTACTTTAATGGAGGATGCGATGTTGATTCATCGAATTATGAGAGCTCCAGACAAGCGTATTTTCAAAATTGATATTGGTAATATACCACCAAACGAGGTTGATGCATTTATGGAAGGAATGATCAATAAGATGAAAAAAGTACCGTTTATGGATGAAACCACTGGAGAGTATAATCTCAAGTACAACATGCAAAACATACTAGAAGATTTCTACCTACCAGTCCGTGGTGCAGAAAGTGGAACACAAATAGAAACAACTCCTGGACTACAAATGGACTCCATTCCAGATATTGAATATCTACAAAACAGAATGTTAGGTGCCTTAAAGATTCCAAAAGCTTATTTAGGATACTTAGAAGACACTACCGGAAAAGCATCTTTAGCTTCACAAGATTTTAGATTTGCAAGAACAATAGAACGAGTACAGAAGATCATAGTTAGCGAGCTTACAAAAGTTGCTATTGTACACTTATATTCACAAGGATTTACTGATGAAGAGATTGTCGACTTC